CTTTGATGGGAGCCGAGTGGACCATGTGCTGACGGTCTTTTAGTCCGTCATCTCATGTGGCGAGTTACATCGTGCTAAGGAAAGATTACCTCTATGAGGAGGGTCTTTGAAAAGCCTGATGTCACTCTGGTCCTCGATGGCAGATGAATTTGCTGCCATCTGCTGCACTAGCGCCACTTCCGACAAGAAAACGGTCGGAAGGCGAGTCGAAGATGAGGGGTTATCGTTTTTAACGATAACCTTGCCTGACTTTGGGAAGGCCATCCAAAAATGGCTTGACCAAGGTCAAGTTGGCATCCACTCTTCCTTTCGTTCTGGAAGAGGAGGTTTCCCCCTATTTCTAGGAGGTTTCCTCAGCCTTATCTTCGACCGGAAAACGGGTCGGTTGCTCGACGAACCTTCCATCGATGCAATCTTTGCCGTTCGTCAGCTAACGCTGGCGTTCGGAAAGATTGAGCTTCCGTGCACGAATGCTCGGGTGCTCAAAGCGATGGATAAGTACGTTGAGTGTGAGAAGGACGTTCGTTGCACTGACATGGTTCTCAGCGAGGAAGATTTCGCTGAGTTTCAATCCATGTCTAACATGCTGTTTACGGAAGTTTTCACTCAGATGGAGAGAGATCTCCATTATGAAGTGATCCTTCCCAGGCATGGCCCAGGTGCAGTTGCAGACAAGCTTACCAGCAATGGTAAGTATAATCTGCGCACTTGGACGCAACGTCTCGAGAGGGTCTTCCCCAGCTCGAGATACCTCATTCCGAATCATCGCTTTAGCGATGTACTCGATGAGGTGAACATCCTCGAACCCGGCGCAGAAATGCCCGTGAGGGTCATATCTGTTCCTAAAACGCTGAAGACTCCTAGAATCATTGCTATAGAGCCAACTTGCATGATGTACATGCAACAAGGTCTCTTGCAATGCTTCTTGAACGCTTTCAACAGAGATAATCTGCTGAAGGCGCTGATCGGCTTTGATGATCAGGTCCCTAACCAGGACCTGGCATGTAGGGGCTCGGCCGATGGCCGGACTGCTACCCTCGATCTTTCTGAGGCGAGCGATCGTGTCTCCAATCAGCTTGTTAGAAGGATGGTCTCTCAATGGCCTCTTTTGCAGGAGGCTCTTGACGCCACCCGTTCTCGACGGGCTGATGTACCTGGTCATGGCGTAATCCGCCTAGCCAAGTTCGCGTCTATGGGTTCAGCGCTCTGTTTTCCCGTTGAGGCCATGGTTTTTACAACCATGATCTTTCTTGGGATTCAGAAGTCGCTCAACCGGACCCTGACCCGCAAAGATATTGCATCATTTGCGGGATCGGTGCGCGTCTACGGGGACGATTTGATTGTCCCTGTAGAACATGTGCGTATGATCGTACAGACTCTCGAGCATTTCGGTGCTCGAGTTGGCCTGGACAAGTCTTTCTGGACTGGTAAGTTCAGAGAGTCTTGTGGGAAGGAATACTTTAATGGCCAGGACGTGTCAATTGTCCGGGTCAGGCAAGTGTTACCTTCCACGATCACTGACGCTGGCGGGATAATCTCCACTGTTTCCCTCCGCAACCGCCTATACTTGGCTGGT